GCATGATTAAATCAATGAAAACATAAGTAAAACAAAGATAAATGTACAATAGTCGCGGGAAATAGTGTATAATATAGGTAATAATCAATTATTTGGACGAAAAGAGGGGTATTCGTGGAAATATCAGAGTTGCAGTCATTGATTGACCAGAAACAGTATGAGTTGAACACGGAGAATCAACGCGGCGGACTGAAGGACAGCGGCAAGGTAGCGACTCTTGAATCGGAGATTGCAGAACTCAACAAGAAGATTGAGGAACTGAACAAAGCTGCCATCCAGGCGTCGGTTACAACTGAGGTTTCTAAGTTCATGAGTACACTGGATTTCGAAGGTGTGGATCCGAAGGACCTATTCTTGAACTACACTGAAGAAAAGGCTGGCGCGTCTTATGACTACGTAAACGCCGTTATACAGAATGCTGTATCCAAGATGAAGCAGGCTGAGCTTGCCAATACGAATACACTCGAAGCTACGATTGCTGCGTTGCAAGAGAAATACAACCAATCTGAAGCAGCGAATGAGCAGCTTAACTTGGACCTAAGCAATAAAACGCTAGAAATAGCAGACCTGAACAGTCGGCTTACCAACGCCACACGGTTGCTGGATGAAGAAAAGTCCGAGGTAGAGCGCCTGAACAGTCAGGTGGATGATCTTCGCAAGGAAATTGCTATCGGTGCGGCTGCGGCAACAAAGGTTGTGGAAGTGGATGTACGGAGCGCCCGGGAGATTTGGGAAGAAGAGCGCAGGAAAGAAGAAGATGCTAAGCCAGCAATTTATAACATCCATTGGAAAGACGACTTGAGAAGAGATGTGTACGTGGCAATTCTGGCTGCAACGGACGAAACGATTGAATTCCCTCATTACGAAATGAACGGAAATATCAAAGAACCAACGACCATGAAGGGTAAGTACCGGGTGGTGACCAGCGAAGAAGCGCCATCGTTTCGAACCGTCACCGTGGAAGTACAAGACCCCGAATATAGTGATGCGGATAATACACACGATACTACCGACGAGGTAGCCTATACCGCACCTGCCTTTCGTGATACAGAGGAAGACGGGGCAACCGGTGGACTGGATCAAGCAGACGCTGGTAGCGAAGTGGCAGGAACGACAGTTGAAGAAAGACTCACGGCGCTCGAGTTAGCGGTATTTGGTACAGCGAGGGAGGCGGCCTAACGGCTGCTTTTCTCCTTATGCAGGTAGGTGACAGGGTAAGACACAAGTCAGGATTAACCGGACGTATCATGAGTATCACAGAGTGGGTATATGTATGGTTAGACGGTACACGGACGACATTACCTTATTATGCGAGTAGCCTAACGGTGATCGAGGGGGGTCAGCATGAAGTGGATTGAAAAGCTGCTTTCTTTATTTGTGAAAAAGAAAGAGTGTAGGCATAGACATATCTTTTGTTCGGAGGAAACAGGGTATTATTGCATGGATTGTGGAGCCGGGGGATTTAAGGAACGCAAGTAATTCATATTATCTATAGGGGGGATAACCATGAACTGGAAGGAGTCATACAACGACATATGCGCCGAATTGCAGATGATGAAACTGAGGGAGTTCGAACTTCGGAAGCAATGGGAGAATGCCCACAAAGCGGTTAAGGAAGGCAAACTACCTTCAAGCATCTACTGCCATATAGATCTGGTAAAGGGACTGGAACTGTATGATGCAGCTGCTGAAAAGCTAAACGAATGTGTGGATGAAGTAATGAGGCTGGAAGGCGTAAAGCGTCAGTATGAATCATACATGGATCAATTCACCGGACTGAACAATGTAATATTGTCCAAACGTGCGCAGGGCTACAGCCTGAAAGAAATTGCTGCACATACGGGACATTCCTACGGATATATCCGAAATAAAATGGCTCAACATGACAAAGTAGTGACAACAAGTGCAAAGGCATCGTGATATTATAGTAGTATGAGGAATTGGCGATCAGTGACCCGGGGACTGCCCCTATCGCCGATTCCCATCACTTGGATGATTCACTTCCACACCTTGGCGCTGGCTTCGGCTGGCGCTACATTTTGCTCCATTAACTCAGTGGCAGAGAAGGCGCCTTATATGCGTCTAGTCGGTGGTTCGATTCCATCATGGAGTACTCTTTTAGCAACAACCACACACCGCGAAAGGGACAGACTCACCCCTAGTGGTGGTGTGGATATGCATATATGATTGGGACTGTGCTTACACGGGCCTAATTAAACACAGCAGCCCCAGCGGACCGGGGATATGAGGAAGGCAAAGTTAGGACCGTCCCTATGCTGGCTCGGGTTATCCAGTACAGAGTATCAGAGAGAGTGGCGGAAACGCTGCTCTTTTTGTTTTATCTCTGCATCGAGTCAGACACATGAAAGCACGTAAATAAGTTGTTACAGGAATAGCAAGTCTCCGAAAATACGGGGGTTATATCGTAAATACAGCAGAAAGATGGTGAAGTGATGGAAAGTTTATATCTACACATTGGAAATGGCGGGGTTAGTTTTATAGCCGGGACGGATTCAGAGGGCAGACTAGCATTACAGATTGAAGCTACACACATGGGTAACACCACCAACAGCATGAAGATTTTAACAAACGCAGAGAGTATGACAAAGATCGGGCGAATGTTAATTGAAGCAGCTAAAGAACAACATGAGGTGTATTGCTGCGCAGCCAAGTGGGATGATCCAGAAAAGGCGCCACAACCTATGAGCAGCGAGCTTACAATATGCGGAGATTCGGAAACGGTCCAACACAAAGGATGGTCTGGCATTCCTTCGCACAATATGGGGATAGATTAGAGGGAGGTGAACACAATGGCAGACTTGAGACCGCAAATGATGATATTCGTAACGGAGTATCTAAAGAATGGGAACAATGCAACGCAGGCTGCCATATCAGCAGGGTACAGTGAGAAGACAGCATACAGTCAGGGCAGTCGTTTGTTGAAGAGTGTTGAAGTTCAACAATATCTCAACAAAACTGAACAGAACCTTAACAGAGACTTGCGTCAAATCTTCGCTGAGGACGCTGTTGAGGCGTATAAGGTGCTGAAAGAGATCATGTTGAAGCCTGAAGCAATGGACAAAGACCGGATAGCAGCAGCTAAGGACATACTGGACCGCGGTGGATACAAGCCGGTTGATCGAGTGCAGGCCGATGTACAAGCCGTAATAGAAACGAAGCCGGATCTTAGCAAACTAAGCAAAGAGGAGTTGGCTGAGCTTGAAACCATCATTCAAAAGACTGCCAACACTGGATGAAGTCAGACAGGCCCGTGCCTATGCTGACTTTTCTTATTTTGTAGACTATGACAGCGAGTACCGCGACAAAGACGGCACCCACCTGGATGTACTAGACGAAGCGCTCATGAAGGTGTCCAGTGGTGAACTCAAGCGACTGATCGTGACTATGCCGCCACGACACGGGAAGTCAGAAAGGGTAAGCCGTAAGTTTCCAGCATGGCACATAGGCCGCAATCCTGACGATGAAATCATACTCGCCTCTTATTCCGTTGACCTGAGCCGTGGATTCTCGCGTATTGCTAGGGACACACTGACCAGCAACACAGGAGTATTCGAGGTTGAGGTGGATCGGAATAACCAATCTGCAGAGTCATGGGGAACCAGTGGTCACCGTGGAGGATTACACGCAGCTGGTGTAGGTGGTCCTATCACAGGTAAGGGTGCACGGATAGCCATCATTGACGATCCGGTGAAGAATGCTGAAGAGGCTGATAGTGAGAACCAGCGTGAAAAGATATGGGAGTGGTACACATCCACCCTATACACTCGCTTGACTCCTGACGGCCGTATTGTCGTTGTGATGACGCGATGGCATGAAGACGATCTGGTAGGCAGGCTGCTTAAGAAAGAGGCTGACGAAATCAAAGAGGGCGTTCACAGGGGAGAACGATGGACGGTGATAAACTTCCCGGCACTCGCAGAGAAGGATGATTACCTTCATCGGCCTGAGGGCGAACCGTTATGGCCTGAACAAGGGTTTGATAAGGATCGGGTACAGCAGATCAAGGTTGATGTGGGCTCCCGAGTATTCAATGCCTTATACCAGCAAAGACCATCAGCAGCTGACGGAAACATGCTTAAGCGTGATTGGTGGAGGTACTACGATGCACCGCCGCCTTTTGCTTCCATGCTGATTAGTGTGGATGCAGCGTTCAAAGACGAGGACACCAGCGACTATGTGGTTATTCAAGTGTGGGGTAAGGTACAGGCGAATATGTATTTGGTAGATCAGGTGAGAGCAAAGATGAACTTCCCGGCTACAATACAGACCATTCGCAACGTCACCAAGAAGTATCCAGAGGCACATTGGAAACTGGTGGAGGACAAGGCCAACGGATCTGCTATCATTGCCACGCTACACCGAGAGATTGGCGGCATCGTGGCGATTAATCCAGAAGGTGGTAAAGTTGCCCGGGTTAACGCGGTATCTGCTTATATCGAGTCTGGTAACGTCTTCTTACCACGTTCAACCTGGATACAGGACTTTGTAGAAGAAGCAGCAAGCTTTCCGAACGGTAAACATGATGATCAAGTTGACGCGATGAGCCAAGCGCTCCATCGCTTTATTTATTTTAACGGGATACTGCCGCAGGAAGATAAGAAGTTTACACCATTCCCATTCAGAACAGACGAACCCACCGGAGGTGATTACTTAGCATGGTAGAACAAGCAGCAGAGCTTGGAGAGTTACTGAAACTCCCACTATTGGAGGAAGAGACCACCGCGCTAATCAATGCGAAGATGCGCGAGTTTATAGGCGAGGTGAAGCCGACACCGCAAGCAGTTGAACAAGAAGTACAAAGCTTGATGATGGAGTATCTGCATGGAGCCGCAAAGCAAGGAGGTGAGTAGGTAGATGGCAAAAGTCGCAATAGAAGCAGCTGACAAACTTGCTTCGCAACTGAACAAGGAGTACAAGAACGGCCTATCCTATTACCGAAAAATGGGATACCTGGACAAATGGCCGGAGTATGAAAGGTTTAAGGCGGATGATCAATGGCCAGCAGTAACGCCACGAACAAAAGGCCTACCGCGGCCTGTTTTCAACATCATCAAGATGATTGAAAAGCATAAGGTCGCTAATGTCATGAGCGAACAGATCAATATGATGTTCAGTCTAGAGGAAAAAGAAGATGGCACACAGGATCAGACGGACACAGATGGAGACCCCGGGACAATGTTTAGCCGGTTGTCTGCTGCGACATGGGAAGACATCAAGCAGGATGATCTCAACGAAGAAGCTTTAGACGTGGCTGCTAATACAGGAACGGCTATTGTGCATTATTACTACGACACCAGCATTAAAGGTGGGGTGAAGACCCCTTACATCGGTAAGATGTGCGGTGAGGTATTGGACCCAATCAATGTATTCTTCGAGAATCCACAGCAACGTAATGTGCAACTGCAACCTGGAATTATCATATCAGGCCGTGAAACGGTGAAGAGTGTAAGAGAGTTTGCCAAAAGGAACGGAATGTCTGAGGCGAGCCTTACCTTGATCAAAGCAGATAAGGATACACAGGATCAAGGTTATGATATGGCAAAAACTGAAGTTGATGATGCAGATAAGGTAGTGACGCTGACAAAGTACTGGAAAGAGAACGGAACGGTGATGTTTGCCAAAGTTACATGCGGCATAACCATCAAAAAGCCAACAGATACCATGCTGAGCTTATACCCTATTGCTGTTATGCAGTGGGATAGACGCAAAAAGTCAATTATAGGCATAGGCGACACTGAGGGGCTTATTCCGAATCAAAAGGCCATTAACACACTGGTGGCTATGCAGATCCTCTCTGTGCAACTCACAGGTTGGCCTAAGCTGTTGTACAAAAAGGGTGCGATTGATCCAAGTAAGGTAACCAATGCTCCTGGTGAAATGATTGAGGATCACCTGCCAGTTGGACAAGGTGACGGAGCCAAGTATCTCACACCGGGCAACATTAGCGCGGTTGCTGGTAACTTGGTAGAGGCTATATTGACCTACACACGCCAAATGACAGGCGCTGACGAGGCTGCAACCGGATCCGCACCATCATCTGACCTTAATGCAACGGCTATCATGCTGCTGCAAAAGGCTTCAGCAATCCCGATTGAGTCCATCAAGCGCCGTTTCTACTCGTTTATTGAGGATATCGGACGCATCTGGGAGGACATTTGGAAGGTGAAGTACAATCTGCCGCGTCAAGTCACACTGAAGGATGATGACGGCGAAGAATACCCGGCCATGTTTGACGGTTCGCAGTACCAGGATGTACCCATGTCGCTCAAAATTGATGTCGGTCCATCGTCCACGTACTCGGAATCACTCATGCTGTCTAGCTTGGACAAGGCTCTGGACCGTGGGGACATCGACTATATCCAGTACCTCAAGTATGCGCCTCACGCTGTGGTGCCGTTTAGGGACCGGTTGATGAAGGAATTGGAAGAGAAGAAGGGCATCATCGGGCAAATGGAGCAGTTGGTCGCATCCATGCAGCCGGAGGAAAAGCAAATGTACGATTCGATTCCGCCAGAGCAGCAGTTTGAATTCCTGTATCAGAACCTTCTCGCTCAACAAGCACCGCAAGCAGTACCGAATCAACCTACAGCCGTAGGGATGTAAAACATAGGGCTTCCGCTGAGACTGCGGTGGCCCTTTTTATATACAAATTTGCCCCAACCATAGGGCAAGGAGGCGTTATACATGGAAGAAACCGCCAACCATAGCGGCATTGAAAGCATTGAAGCACCTGTCACTGAAGTGACTGAGCCAATAGGAACACCTGAAGGAGAGTCTTCCCCACCACAGGAAGCGCTAAAAGGGATAAACGTTAAGTACAACAAGGAAGATCGCTTTGTGCCAGAGGATGAGGTACCGAATTGGGTCCAAAAGGGACTGAATTACGACAAGGTATCTGAAAAAGCCCAACAAGCCGAGCGATATCAGCAATCACTTGACCGTGCTGCACGTTATCACGGTTTCGAAGATCATGAAGCATACATTTCTGCAATTGAAACAGCTGAAGAAAATGACCGCATTGCCGCAGAAGCCACACATTTAGGTGTACCGGAAGACGTGATACGAGAGTATGTGGAGCCACTTAAAACAAAACTCGATCAGTACGAAAAACGTGACTTGGAACGTTCCGAACAGGACGCGCTCCAGAGGGTAGAGGCTAAAATCTCCAGCATGGAGAGCGACACTGCCAACTATCCAAACTTTGCACAGCACAAGATGGACGTCATCAACCTTGCCGCAGCCAAAGGCTACAGCTTGGACGATGCCTATAAGCTCCTTACTTACGACACGCGGGTAACTACCGCATCGCAACAGGCCCAGCAGGAGGCCATACGAAGACTGCAACAAAACGCCGACAGCTCAACAGGCGCATTGGGCGCTGACGCACCAGAGCAAGCCACAGGTTATATGGCAATGTCTCCGGCAGAGCGTAAAGCGTTCCGTGAAGCCCAAAAGCGCGGACGACCATACTAAGGGGATGACTTACCATGGCAACATCAGTACAAGGATATAACGCAACAGCCGGAGTAAACGCACTTACAACGGAACAACATACGTATTTCCAGGACGAAATGCTTGACCGGCTTACTCCAGAATTGGTTTGGACGGAATATGGTGAAAAGAAAACCATTCCTAACCGCAAGGGTTCCACAACCAACTTCCGCCGTCTGAACTCTCTGGCAGTATCCACGACAGCGCTGACTGAAGGTGTGACGCCAGACGGTGTAAACCTGGATATCGTAGCTATCACAGCTACTGTGTCTGAATATGGTTCGTGGACAAAGATTTCCGAATTCATTAACATGACCGGGTTTGACCCGATTTTGACTGAGGCTTCTGGTCTTATGGGTGAGAATGCTGGTGAATCTATAAATGTGATTACACGCGACATTCTGGCCGCAGGAACAAACGTAGTATACGCTAATGGGAAAGCTTCTCGGGTTCTGGTAGCTGCTACAGACAAGATCACAGCAGCCGATATTCTTAAGGTGCGTCGCGCCATGAAGCGCAACAAGGTCAAACCGGTCAAATTGCCAGGCGGTGGATCTGGTTTTGTGGCTCTGGTTCACACGGATGTGGCGATGGACCTAATGTCCACACAAGAGTGGAAGGATCAGAATACTTACGTTGACACCAAAAACCGCGAGGAAGGCATGCTAGGCAAGATGTACGGCATTTACTTCAAAGAGGTTGATGAAGGCGTGAAGTTTGCTGGCGCCGGAGCATCTGCTGCGGACGTATACGGAACTATCTTCCTGGGACGCGGTGCTTATGGTCTGCCGGACATTGGCGGCAGCATGAAACCTGAAATCATCGTACACCCTGCCGGATCTGCTGGATCTGCTGACCCACTGAATCAATTCAATACCGTAGCTTGGAAGTGTGCTTTCACCGTGGTACGTCTGCAAGAACTCGCAATCGTCCGTTACGAATCTGGAGCATCCGTATAATTGAGGGGCCTTGTGCCCCTTTTTAAATTTGAGGAGGAATTAATCATGTCAGCAAAAACAGAACAATCAATGGAGCAAGAAGCAGCAGCGGCGGAACGTAGTGCAGCGCAGCAACTGAAGGAAATGCCGAAGGTACAAATATTGATCCCCGATGATCCGCAGAATCCTTCTGATAAGGTTGTTCCTATCGGTTTCAATGGTGTGGTCTACACGGTTCCCCGCGGTATTCCTACAGAGGTTCCGAAGGCAATAGCTGAAATTTGGAATGATTCATACTTACGTACCCGGGCGGCAAACAGTCGCATCGAAAACAGCACCAGCCAAGAAATCAAAGTGATGTGACTACGGCCCCGCAATGGGGCCTTTTTGTCTATTAAGGGGTGATACCGTGACATTACAGGAAATACTGGACGAAATCGCAGAGAAATACCCGCATGGTCTGTCCAATGATAGCGTGATCCGTAAGATTAATCAGGTGCAAAATGAATTGTTTCGAACCACATGCCGAGTGAAGTCAATGGCTATATTCAACTTGAAAGCTGGAATATTCGCCTATTCTTTGCCATTTCCTCGGTCATCTTTGCTAAGTGTAGTAATACAAGGCAGGGAATTTACTTACCAAGACACCAAACACGATTCAAATGTTCCGTTTTACTACTTTGTTGGAACCACGGGCATTGGAATATATCCCACACCAGAAGAAGATATCGACAATGGAATATCCATGTGGTATTACATTTCACCGAGTCCATTAGTATCAACGAACCTTGGCGCTGCACCTGAGTTAGATGCGGATTTTCATTTATTGTTGGTATATGGAGCTTTGGTTCAGATATGCGAATCCTTCAATGATGTGGCCATGGTCAACAATTACACAAATAAATACAATGGATTGTTAGAAGAATTTCACAAAGCTAATGATGAAACACCGGATTACCTTGTCATTGAAGATGTCATGGGGGGGTTGTTATGAGTTCGTCCGAATTGATTGCACAACAGTTTATTGATGGCGGCGTTATCCCTTCTGTATTGGGTGCGGAAGCGCCTGGAAATCATGCTGCAAAACATTTGCCTACAGGATCAGACCCAATACCATACGCAAATACAGTATCTGGCGGGTTAATGACTGCGGCGGCGGTTAATCAATTGGCTGATAATACGATTCAAATCGCACTAAAGGCTAATAAATCCTATGTCGATACGATCACAGCGAGTATTTCTAGCGGTAGCCCCAAGGGTACTTATGCGACACTATCAGCACTGCAAGCTGCTCACCCTACCGGAAACACTAACACTTATGTAGTTATCGCGGACGGTAAATGGTACTACTGGTCAGGGTCAGCATGGACAGCTGGAGCGGTGTATCAAAGTACAGGACTTGCGGATGGGTCAGTTATCCCGCCAACCATATACAAATCCGATTACTATGTTAATTTATTTAATCAATCAACGATAACACCTGGGTACTATCTGGATAACTCCGGGGTCCAACAGGCGCTATCATCTTTCTGCATTTCTGATTACATCCCTGTTGTAGCAGGTCAATCATATACGGTGTACGCAGTGGACGAAGGTGGTAACAGCCCCACTTTTGCGGGGAGTTATTACAACTCAAGTCATGCGTTTTTAACTCCGTTTACGCCTGGTGCTTCACCGCGTACGGTAACCGTCCCTGCTGGCGCGGCATATGTACGCATCAATATGGGTCTGAGTATGATAGGGTCCACGTATTTAAAAAATACGATCCCTGATAGGTATTTTATCGATTGGCTCAAAATAAAAACAACCAACTTAGAAAATGAATCGGTCACGCTGGACAAGTTATCCGCCGCCGTCAAGGCTGAATTCGGTTTATCTGCCTCACAATGGGCAGGGAAGACAGCAAACTTTTTAGGAGATAGCATCACATACGGATACGGTCTAGCAGATCGGGTAAATGATTGTTTTGCTACTTTGGTCAAAAACAGCCTTTCCCTTGCTACCGCTAATAACTATGGTCTCATCGGTACTAAGATCGGTAAGGTGGTGACTGGTGACGGTAGTTTTGTAGAACGATACTCAGCCATGGATGCGGCGGCGGACATTACATTTGTGATCGGCGGTACGAACGATTATGGGCATAATGCCTCAAATCATCCATACTCTCTCCCATTCGGAACATTTACAGATAGGGTGGAGACAACTTTCTTCGGAGCGCTTCACGTGCTTTGCAATGGATTAATCACCAAATATCCTGGAAAGCCCATAGTATTTGTAACTCCTACTCACAGGCTATCCTGGGACAGCGTTGGAGACGACTATGAAAATAATCCTGATACCGGGAAGAATCTGCGAGATTATGTTAACGCAATTAGAGAGGTTACTGAATACTACGGTGTGTACGTGTTGGACTTGTTCAAATCACTGAACATCAGTCCTAATGTGGCCGTTAATAAAACATCGTATATGCCAGATGGGTTGCACCCTAACGAGGCTGGTCATGTTAAAATGGCAGACGCAATAACTCATTTCACTTTGAATCTGTAATAGCGAGGAGGTTCTCCATGCGCAGTTGGACATCTTCACCAACAAAGTCAAAGCCGGTTATCGTCACGCTGGCTGATGGTATTAATCAATCCATAGAGTCCATAGAGCTTGCAGACGGTCAATGTACCGATGCACTCAACGTGGACTCTTTTATTTATCCCACGCTTCAGGTGCGTGATGGGTACGCGCTGCACAGTACTCCTACAGGCTATATCAACCGCATATTCAAGTTCCTTGGTGTTTGGTACTGTGGTAACGGAAAGGGCCTGTATCGGTACACAGGATCGGCGTGGGTTGCTGTGTATGAGTATGGCGACACCAACAATGACCGGCTGTGGGATGCGGCTATGTTTTTTGATGGAAGCAAGCTTTACTTCCTGGATGGATCTCTTCAATTGCGGCAATGGGACGGCACGACACTGACCACACTCGGCAGCGCACCGGCAGCGAGTACATTTCTTACAACCCACGCCAACCGTTTCTATCTAGCTAACCGCGCTGATAACCTTCTGAGCTTCTCAGGCCTTCGTGACGCTGCAGACTGGACCAGCACCAATAAATACACCGGCACCGGGAAGATCACGGTAGAAACACCGGACGGTGAGAAGCCAACCGGCCTTATAGCTTATGCTGATCATGTGATTCTCTTCAAAAAGTACACGCTTCATGAGCTATACGGCGAGGACAGTACCAACTTCCAGATGCAGAACCCTTACGGTGTAGGCTGTATCTCAGACCGTTCCATCGTTCCTACGAATTCGGCGCTTTTTGGCTAGGCCCTGACGGAGTATATTCCTACTCAGGAGGGGCCGCACCCGTAAAAATAAGCGATCCCATCAAAAATTACATTGCGTCCATCAACCAAGCTTACGCGAAACACTGCGTAGCTGGTACAGATGGGCGTTTTCTTTACCTGTCTCTGGTGACCGGGTCCAATACCATTCCAAACATCACGCTTAAATTAGACCTCCAGGGAGGCCGCTGGTGGCCGTGTAGTTTCGTGGCTACATCTTATTACCTGGATGGACAAACGCTCTACATCGGCACGTCAGGCGGTCAGGTGCTGCAAATGGGCGGAACAACAGACAACGGAGCAGCAATCAACTGGTACATTGACTACAAACCTTTGTCCGAGGGTGACGAAACAGTCCGTAAGACGATCAACCGACTTTGGGTAGTGGCTGATATTGAACCGGGATCAACGCTGAATGTGGCTTACGCAGCTGGTACTGAGGGCGGAACATGGAACGTAGTCAGTTCTACATCAAACGGCACCGGGGCCATTCAGAGCATACGAATACCGGTTATCGTGAGAACACCGGAAATATGGTATCGTCCTAGGCTGTATGGCACCGGGAAAGTGAAAGTATATCGTCTTATTCGAGAAATATCAGGGAGGAATGCTTAATGGCTTCATTTTCAATGCCTAATGTTGATGGCATGAATAGCGTGGAGGAGCTGAAGAATGCCGTGGGCAAGATGGCGAAGGAACTCACGTGGCTCATGCAGAATCTGGACTGGAAGAACATTAATGAACTCAATATCCAGCTGAACGGCGGGGCTGCTGTTACGATCAGTGAAGAGGGCATAGTAATCAGCGATGGCACAAACGTCACTTTCCACGCTGATATTGACGGTAAAGTTACTATGACTGGCGCAACAATCCAAAGTGCATCCGGATATCCGAAGGTTACGATGGACCCGGATCATAAGCTATTCGCAGCCTATAAATCGGCCACTGAGTATATGGAGATTCAGGCGGATTACGCAGGAGCTCCAAGCTTTAACCTTTGGCACGATGGCAATGTCGTTGGAAGAATCGACATGATCCTCGGATACCCAGAGATATATGGAAAAGGCGGTCTGGATATTCGTACAGACAACAACGGAAGCATTTATCTAACACCAAGTGGAACTGGCGCTGTTCTGATTAGTGGCAGCGACTTCTCTAAGTTGAGAAATGACAGCGCCACTCTGCAATCAATCCTTAATGCAAAGGCATCAGCAGGAGCAAACACAGATCCCGCCGGGGCCCATAATCACGGAATCACACCGGGAACACAACTCGCATTAGCCGGAGGCGGATTTGTTACATGGGTAGGCGCTACAGATCATGTTCATGAACAAAATTAAGTGATATACTTATCCCAAATTCTAACATTGGGGTGTATTAAATGAAAAAATCATTCGGCCATGTACTATTTGGCGTAATAATCGGAGTTTCTATTTCTTTTTCTCCGCAAATATATGGTGCTTCCGCAAAATTAATGGGAAAGGAAGTGGACAAACAGTTGGAAGTTAAACTTAACGATAAAGTGATCGGACAAGCTGCAGTAATTGAAGGAACATCTTATCTGCCAGTTAGAGCTTTGGCGAATGAGTTTCAACTGGATGTAGCGGTGAATACAACGACAATAACATTATCATCACCTTCAGCTGAAGAAAATGCTAAGGAAGCACAGAGACAGCAAGATGAATCTGATAAATCTACGAAAATCAGAACATTAACTTCTCAAATTGAACTTTCAAAAGAAAAAATAGCTGGATATGAAGAATCGGTTACGTTCTGTGAGAAAAGAGTAACTGAAACAAAAGCTAACGTTGATTATTTGGCTAACACAGGCAAAGGAGATCAAGTGCAGAAAGACTTGACTAAACAATCTTACGACGCTGCTGTTGCAGCATTGGAAAATGTAAATTCCCTTCTTGCAGCAGAAAAGATTAACCTCGCGGACCTCGAAGCCCAACTCGCCGCGCTGCAAAAATAATTAAAAAGTATTGCCTACGGGTGATACACTGAAATAAATGATAGAACGGCCAGAGGACTCCTTAGGGGGTCCTTTCATTATGAGGAGGAAATAAAATGCCAAAAGAAACACAAGAAAAATTACACAAGACAATCGAATTATTGTGTGAGGACGTGCAAACCTGTGTTAATATTGGAATAAAAAATGGAGGCCACGTAGTTGGATTTCCCAACCTACCCGACCTCCTAAATTCCATTGCAAATCTGGTTAATGCTTCAAGATTTTAAGATTCGGACTCTTTAACTACAGCATACACGGCTTTGTAGAATTTTTGAATTTCCACAATATTATCCGCATTGGCCGTTTCAACAGTTGTGCTCATTCCTGAACTGTTTTTATTAAGATATCCATTTTGAATTGCAGCAATGACGATGTCTTTAGTAATCTCAGAAAAAGTCTGTGCCATATGTATACACCTCCTTCCCGACAGTACATTTTATAGTAAATGGTAAAAAATGAATAGGATTAAATTGTCAGGACTCCAAACGGGGTCCTTTTTCATTTGCAAAGGAGGCCCAACATGGCAACCACTTTAGGAAATGGCGTAGTGGACTACAACACAGCCACAGCAGACGCCAAGAAGAAGCTTGTGCAGAATCAGTTGAAGATCAACAATGATCCCGGGTATGTAGCTAGTGAGCAGCAACGGGCAATTCAGGTTATCGCAGACCGGCAAAAACAAGGGTTGGACGTAACGGGCCAGCAGAAGTATTTAACGCAGCAGTTGGGGTATAAAGCGCCGGCAGCAAACGCAGCAGCCACAACTACCGCGTCAGCTACGACAACACCAGCAGCACCAAAGACGAACGCTCAGCAGGGATCGGATTACATGTCTCAGATGGCGGCTATAGCTCAGAGACAGGCCACGCCATTCGCTTACGATCCTAACAGCGATCCACTGTATCAAGCAGCGCTGACCCGGGCAAAAGCAAACATTGCAGACGGAACCGCACAGACGGAAGCCGAGATGAACCGGCGCGGACTGTTGAACAGCACTATCACGTCTGATCGGTCCGCAGAGATTGGTGCTCAGGAAATGGGCAACGTTGAAACAACCGTCCTGCCGCAGCTGATGCAGCAAGCCTACCAGAAGTATGCAGATCAGTTGGCACAGCAGCAGCAGCAATTCAACAACCTTGGAACAGTGGCTAACTCCTATCTCAGTGAGGATCAACGTGGCATCGACAACACCAACACCCGGGCGAATATGACCGGCTACCTCCCAGGCGGTGAAGATGCGCAAAATCTATACACACAGCTCATGGACCTGAAGCAGAAAGCGGAGGCGAAAGGAATCACGGCTGCCGATCGCAATAAGCTGAGCAATCAAGCCACCGGAATTCGAGCAATGCTCTCACAAATGGGCGTGGATATCACGAACCTTGGTGCGAATACGAACTACAACACAGCAAGTCAAGTAGCTCCATCCATTCGTACACTGGCTGGTAGAGCCCAAGATACAACAGCTCAAGGACAAAAGTTCGATCAAGATCTTGCTACACGCCAGCAAAACACCTCAGAAAAACAATACGCTGAGAATATGCAATATCAAAAGGCGCGCGATGCTATCTCAGATAAACAGTGGCAACAAACATTTGACTACAACAAGGAGCAAGGTGGACTGGATTATGCTCTTCGTAAGCTCGCACAAGAAGATTCCTCTTCCTATCAACAAGCCCAGGTAGCGCTGTCGCAGGATGATAACGCTAGAGCATGGGTGACATTAGATGCACAACAGTCTGGAGCCGCAGCTACATCTGGTCTTACACCTAACCAGATATTAAGCAGCATGCAGAGTCTTTACACCGAACCTGTGTATGTCACTGATCCAGATACCGGAGTTCAAACCAAAACAGGAGACAAGATTACATCCGACCCGGCGAAGCGTAAGCAAATGTTCGAATCCGTTGTCGATTCTGGACTGAGTGACACCGAAACCAATCAAATTTTGTTATCACTTGGCATGACCAAGAAAGAAATTGATTCACTAATCAAACAATACTCGGGGGAGTAAAACCCGGCGTAGCATCCGTTAAGGTGCCGACAGCATATGCCGGGTTATTTTCGTCGGCTCAATCTAAGTACACTCGCCTTCCAGACGGACTTTTATCTGCCGTAGCAGACGCAGAGTCTGGATTTAATCCAAATGCAAAGAATAAAAGTGGAGCCTCTGGGATGATGCAGTTCATGCCAGCGACAGCGCAAGGGTATGGTATAGATCCATTTAACCCATCCCAAGCAGTAGATGCGGCCGGAAAAATGCTGAACGGACTCATGGCAAAATATAATGATGACTTGTCAAAAACACTGGCCGCTTACAACTGGGGCGGAGGAAATGTAGACAAGGCCATTAAGAAATACGGCAGCAACTGGTTGCAATACGCACCAACAGAAACAAAGAACTACATCAAAAAAATATTAGGACGGTGAGGAAATGGCTACTTTTGACGCGGTTCGTAATCGCAAAAGAGGTGAAGAGGCTAAACAGCGTGTGTTGTCACGGACCTATTCTCCCAAGGAGGAACAGCAAGAAAGTTCGTTTTCTGCCGTCCGCAATCGAAAAATGACTGACACTGATTCAACAGATCCAGCGGCAGCAGCAAGAACAAGGATGATTCTAGGCGATACCTTGGCCGGAGTTGGTGTGGGTTCCCAAGTACAAGGTTTCAATACAACTCCTGTACAGCAGAAAACAGTAGATTTCAAAGCCGATCAAGCCAAGAAAAAACAAACAGAAGCATTTGATGGTAAACTCCCAGCACCGTCAGTTCTAAATATTCCTACAGCGCCCTTGCAGACACAATTGCAGGGGCGTTTACCTGCTGCGAGTTCATTAAATCAAACTGGTGGAGGTCCGGCAGATGCATCTCATAACTTTCTCTCCACAGAGTACGACATCCGGGACAAGGCTATTGATGAAACAAATATCCCTGAAGCATTGAAATACCCATCTAGGGCAATGAACGTCTTAGCATTCGGTAATCCTGTGGGGCGGTTTATTTCCAACTCATTCGCGGGTAACTCCGGTGTCACTCAGCGTGACTCTACAGGTAGTGCAGCGGCGGACAAGGTATCAGACGTCATCAATCAGTTTGTAACACCGTTTATTACTCCTACCGGTGCACCAGTTGGTTTAGGGCCAAACGCTGCGCCGTACGAAGCCGCGGGTAAACTGATGAATACCAAGGCTGGTATGGCGGTCACTAATGCACTATCCAGGATCATTCCAAAGGTATCTCCATCCACGGCTAACAATATCTCCCGGGTTGGTTTGACCGAAGGAGTTGCTGGAACTGCGCAGAATGTCGCTGCCGGACTCATGAATCAGCAAGACAGTAACCGGGATATTGCTACAAATGCTTTGATAGGCGGAGCTACTGGATTGGGATTAGGTATTGTTGGTGGCGCTGCACGACCTGTACTTGATCGGTTCGCAGCGGTTCGCGCAGCAAGAAAGGCTATTAATTCAGAATCACCGTCAGTCGAAGCGCCAGCATCAACAGTAGAAAACACTCCGAACGCACAGAACATCAATCCATCACAGGAGACTGTTGTTCCAGCGCAAGAACCTAAGATTGTAGCTCCTGAATCAAAGCCAAATTCTGCTGAAGAAAACATAAGTGCTCGTGATAGAGAAATCCTGAGTAAGCCAGCATCTGAGTGGACACAAGAGGATATTGACTATGCCATGCAATCTTCGAAGGAACTGGAAACTGCGGGGAATAAGTCTTCTGCGGCACAGGAACCGGCTCCAGTATCTGAACCGGAAACACTAAATGCCACATCTAAAACTGAGGTACAGGAGGTTGAGGAAGCCATACAAGCGGTCAACCAGCCAAATGTAAGGGACAAGGTTTACTCGTATCTTGACGAGGCAGAACAGGCTGCTAGAGAGCGTATTGCTAAGCGCAAAGGTAATCTCAACTCCAATCCGTTACCTGAGTGGGCAGATTATGCTGTGATCATGGCCTCCAAGCTTGGGAAAGGAACCATAAAGACAGCTAACTTTACTGAGGAATTGGTTAAGGAATTTGGCGAGAAAGTACGTCCCCATGCAGAGAAGATCCTGCGGATGAGCCGAGAGGAATTGCGGAGACAGGAACGACTAGCTAGTGATGAAGGTAAGGCAGCAGCAGAATTCAATGCTGCTCCTGAAGGCGATGCAACGTCATTCGCAGAAAAAATCAGCCGTAATGCACCGAAAAAGTCAACTCCGTTTGCAGAGCGCTGGCAAAAATGGCGTACACAGACTACAGACGATCTAGCGGCCCTGGAGACAGTCGAAAAGAACGTTCGCGGTGGAAAGTTAGCCAGCGCAGAAGACAGCCTATATAAGGCTGCTAGAATGTTCAAGGGTGCACCTGAACGGGCAAGCCAAATCGTGCAGGATCGACTTGGATCAGTAATCAAAAAGGTTGAGCAATCTGGTAACTCCGTGGAGGACCTGGAACTGTACGCTCTCGCTAAACACGCTCAAGATGTTAACGCGGCCGGATATAAATCTGGATTTACTAATCAAGAAATCAAGTCAATTCTGAATGAATTCGGATCTGATGAAATGAATGCCGCACAGCAGGAACTGGTTAAGGTTAACCGCGACATGCTGAAGGAACTGGTAGACAGCGGAGTGGTATCAAAGGAACTATATGATGTTCTTGGTGATCGGTGGAAGAACTACATCCCGTTATTCAGAGAAATGGACAATGAAAAAGTGGGATTTGGCGGTGGACTATCAAGCGCTCTTGCCAATGTAACCAGCCCAATCAAGGCGTTGCAAGGGTCGGAGCGTAAAGTTATCGCCCCACTGGAAAACATGGTGAAGAACATCTTCCAATCGGTCAACGCGGCAGAAAGAAACAAAGTATCTCAGCAGATTCCGAAGCTTGCTGAACTTGATGAAAACGGGACATTCTTCCGTAAACTTACCAACGCGGAGCAAGTCGGAGAGAAAAACGTAGTCAAGGTTAAGGTGGACGGAAAGGAAGTTAGGTACGAGGTACAGCCGGAGGTGTACAAAGCGCTGATGAACCTGGACCAAGAGTCCAGCAACACGCTGATGAACATCCTTGCTAAACCTGCCAGCTTACTGCGTGCCGGGGCTACTTTGACACCAGAGTTTGCGCTGCGTAACCCGATCCGTGATATTAACAACGCCTTCGTTGTCTCGGAGAGTGGATTCAACCCCATCACTGACTTCGGCGCCGGGCTAATACAGACGATAAAGAAGGGTCCGCTGTACAAAGACTGGATTGACAACCTTGGAGCCTATGGAAATACACTTTCCCTGGATCGAGACGTTCACAAAAAAGCTTTAGAAACCGTGCTGAAGCAGCCGAATTCAAAGAAATTTGTCAATTTGGTGAATGGTAAATCACTAATCGGACTACTGAGAGCTATTTCAGACACTACGGAATCAGCAACAAAGGTCGGTGAGTATCGGGCAGCACTACGTTCCGGCGCCAGTAAGCAAGAGGCGGCATACCGTTCACGTGATCTGATGGACTTTGCCCGGGCAGGATCAAGCATTCGTCCGGCCAATAAGATTGTGGCCTTCATGAATGCCAATATTCAGGGTAAATCCAAACTGATTCGAGCTATTAAAAACGACTGGGTTGGTGTTACTACGCGAGGTGTTGTATCAGTAACGATTCCGACAATTGGAATATTCATCTTAAACCACAAGTATGCCAATGATACGCAGAAGTCCACCATCAGCAACGCCTCAGACTGGATGAAGGACTCCTTCTGGCTGATGGCAATCCCGGGAACCGATACAGTAGCCCGGATACCGAAGCCGTTTGATCTGGCGACATTATTTGCAAACCTTCCAGAAAAAGCGCTCTCCTACACACTGGATAAAGATCCAGAGGCGTTTGACGGTTATGTGAGACGTTCACTCAAAAGCGCATCTCTTCCTTCTCAGATATCAGGTATCCTGCCGGTGATCGAGGGTATGGCCAATTATTCATTTTTCAAAGAGGGCGCCATTATTCCCCGGGCAGAGCAAGGATTACAGTACTCAGACCAGTATGACCCGGTTCGCACCACATCCACGGCCCGGATTATCGCGGGAGGCGTGGAAAAACTGACAGGCGGAAAGGGATCATTTAAGAACTTCAGTTCCCCGCGCGTGATCGACAATACCCTGCAAGGATTGACTGCCGGTCTTGGTAAGTATGCTACAGATGCTGTTGACTTCATCCTTGATAAATCTGGAGCATATGAGCGCACTACAAAGCCTTCAAAGTCCATTGAACAGGCGCCGTTTACCCGGTCTTTCCTCGTTGATCCGAATCAGGGAGGTAAGGCTATGGATAAGTTCTACATGAAGAAAGACGAGCTCACGAAAGAAAAGGCATCTGCTAAGCTCAATAAAGAACCATTCAAGAATCAAGGACAACTGGACCGGATCAATAATGTATCTGATGCCGTTAGCGACATCAATAAATCAATCAAGGCTATCGAGCGCGGCCCGTTATCAGCCAAGCAGAAGCAGTTGAAGATCGAACCGCTGATTAAGCGCCGGAACGAGTTGGTGCAGCGCATTACACAAAGCCTAAAGGACAAAAAATGATGAAGAACCTCATCCAGTACGACGAAACCGAATTCCAGGACGGACTAACCTACTGGGCGCTGGACTGGATCACGCACCTATACGGGGCAGAGATGGCGGAGTTACTTGACCCGGAGGTGGTGCCGATAGATGTGGGGAGCAGCGGACACAATCTACGATCTGATTTACTTCGTACTTCGTAACTTAAAAGATTTCCGATGGGAGGCCCTTATAGGGTACTCCCTTTATTTATTCGGCAAGCGCAGCGGCATGAAGATGTTCCGCAAGTTCATGACCGGACACTTCCCTTACTTAGCCGACGAAAACGAGGACTGGCGCAGATGGGCGACAAACCAAATCGAATTGTTAGGTGGTCGAAAATGGCAGCCGACGAAGCAGTATGGGCGTATGAAACGATCTGCGAGAGTGGGTCAGAGGAACTCAACTACATCATTGACATTATCACAGGGGGCAATCGCCCCGGAAAGGCGGTACCCGATGAAGACAGTCGTACTTGATGCCGGGCATGGCAAGAAAGACTCAGGCGCCGTAGGAGCAACGAAGAAGCTTGAGAAGGACTTTAATCTCGCAATGGTCCTGAAGGTCAATGAGTTGCTGAAGAAGAACCCTGAGTTGCAAGTGATCCTCACGCGATCAACAGACGTATTTGTGGAGCTTGTTGACCGCGCCAAGGTGGCAAATAAGGCTGGGGCAGCAGTGTTCCTGTCCATACACGCCAACTCTGGAGACATCCTCTCAAAAGGATCAGAGACGCTATATTCAAAAGATATCGACAAACCATTTGCGACGATCATCCATAAGTATCTGATGGCAACAACCGGACTGACCGACCGTAAGTGCAAGTATCAGAACCTTTCTGTATGCCGCAACACGACTATGCCAGCGTGCCTGATCGAGCCGGGATTCTTGAGCAACCCGGCAGAGGAAGAATTACTTTTTAATGAAGAGTTTCAAAATCGGCTTGCATTGGCGATGGCACAAGGAGTTTGCGAGTACCTGGGAGTTAAGTACGGTGTGAGATCTACGCCGGCCGGAACATATCCGGTAGATGTGCTGCTGAACGATGTGCCGTACGAGGGACTGCTGATCGAGGGTAAGAGCTGGGTCCCGGCTAAAGCAGTCCTGAACGCCCTGGGTGCTCGCTGGTCCTATGCGCTGCGCAGTATCTATGTGGGCGACACGAAGGTTGATACGAAGATATATGACGGCACCAGCTACATTAAAGGGACTGACCTACGGGACCTCGGCGTAGTCCGTAGCGTGTTTCTCGACCCGGATGCCGTCAACACCAAACGAGTGTTAATCTATCAAAAGGAGAGTGTGACAAATGAATGATCTGTTACTGCAAGTCATGGCCTTTGCCTCTGCACTGTCTGTGATTGTCGTTGCGCTGCTTAATCTGGTTAAGGCTACCGTTACCCTGCCGAAGAACCTTATCCCTATCATCGGCCTTGTGATCGGTTTGGCAGCTGGCGCCGCAGGGTATATCTTCACTGACTTGGACATGGCCCCACGGCTGTGGGCGGGAGCATTCGCCGGGCTATCGGCAACGGGGCTGTTCGAGTTGATAAAAAATAATCCAGGTACGACGAAATGACAAGTAGGCCATCCTTAACCGGGTGGCCTTTTTATTGCAGTTATCCACATTGTGGACAATTATGTTACTCGGGTAACATTTGGGGTAACAAAATTAACGTATACGCCATGATATAAACATAAATATGTTACAAATCTTTTCGAGACTGATTCCTTGTTAAAGTCGAAATAGTGTATATTTGGCGTAATGTAGGTATACAGACATTAAGATGTTACAATTATCATGAGATATCTTAAAGAAGTCATAGAATGCCTATATATCAAGGAAAATCAATCTTCAAGTTGGTTCGGGTAACATTTGGGTAACATTCGGGTCTCTATTGATCGTATTTTTGAGCAAATCACTGTACTTTACTACAGCATCTTTCTTTTTTAATTTGGTGGTGTGCAGGTAGACGCGTTTTGTCATTTCGTCGCCTGCATGACCCAACATCTCCATGATCTGTTCCAGACTAACGCCAGCCGCGGCCATCAATGAAGTGAATGTATGTCTCAATGAATGCGGTGACAGATCTTTGTTTAAACCTGAGAGAAGCAATATTCGCTTCATTCTTTGGTTAATAATAGCCTCAGGAATCGGATATCCAATATACCTACCCACGGTCTGACCGAATATGAACCCTTGGTCATGGTGGAAGCTGCTCGATGTTTTAAGTACATTGTGTTGCTCAATTAATCTTAACATCATTATAGTAATCTCTGGATCAATGTCCAACTCACGAATAGACGAGGTTGTCTTAGGAGGACCTAATTCATATTTTGTATAATTGTTGTAATTAACGTAGTTCTTAATAATTTTTATCTTATTCAATTCAGAATTGATTGCAACCTCCTGAAGCGCTTCTAGTTCACCAATCCGTATGCCGCTATAGGCTAATGTGGTGAATATTTCATAGTCTAGCGGTCTGCCATGTAAGTATGCGGTATCTAGGAAAACAAGAAGTTCGTCACGTTCTAAAAATTCAGGGAGTTCTTCCCAATTCTCAATTTCTTCGACCGTTTGGTAATCTTGAGGCACATGAGCGCCTTTGGCCGGGTTTTCTTCTAAAAGTTTATGCTTAACGCCAAACTGGAATATCATCTTTGCAGTCGTATGTGTGCCGGTTAAAGTCTTTGTAGTGAATTTCTTTTTATGTTTTTCATGAGTGCCATCTTTCATTCGCTGTAGGGCATCCTGATATTCATTGTGCGTGATTTCGCGAGCTGGTTTATCGAAACATGCAGCGATTCTATTTTTATCATGGATTTTGTTCTTTAGAGTATTTGAGCGTTTTCGTTTCCCCGTAGTTTTATATACTTCAAACCATTTATCACTCAGATCCTCAAAGCTAATGTTAATCCGTTCTTCTTCCTTTTGCTGTTCTTCGAGTTTACGCTGTTCCTCGGCCTCTCTACGGGCTACATCTTCCGGCAGGGTATTAGTTCTGTACTGCTCCATCATGATGGCTGCTGCGGCCTCTGCGTCGTCCTTGGTATCAAACCCGCCTCGCTTCTTCTGATTCCGGCTGCCGTCAGGCTTCTTGCCCAGATCCAGTATAAAGGACCATTTAGCACCGCACTTACACTTTTTCTTCTGTAGACCAGGGCACTCGCAATGAGGCTTATAGTAATGTCCTTTCACCTGGATCACTCCTTCAATCTCTCTATGATGTCATTGTAGGGTAGGGGTAACAAAAAGACCATACCCGGATTGAGTATGGCCTGTATTCTATTCAAGATTCAATACGTTTAATGGGTCGTTCCATCCAACAACAAGGTTATTTTCAAAGTTAACAGATGCTGATTTAAAAAACCATGTGTTTCCGTTATTCATTATCGAACTTGGCGTCCCCATTGATAGTTTAACCGTCTCCTTAGAGTCTCCTAGACCAAACGTTGCAGATGATTCGGCCAACTCTTTTCTTCTCCTCTCAAGATATTCTTCTCCTGTTTCAGTATTTGTGCTTGCATCCCTATTTCTAACATCTGCGAAAACTGACTCTGTGGATTGTTTTTCAACTGCACTGTTAGCTTCTGCGATAACTTTGTTTTTAGCTTCTTCTAGTTTATCTGTAATTTCATTTAGCACATCTTGCTTAATTTTGTTACTTTGAATATCTAAAGTCGCTTCGATTCCTTCTTTATATTCAATGAACTTGCTCATTTGAGCGTCAACATCGCCAACGGTCGACCATGTATCTCCGTAAAGAACTTTTGTCTCACCTGTAATTCTGTTTATCATTACTGGATATTTTTGAACTAATTTATCATACCTATATAATCCAGGGTACACGAATATACCAAAAGCGCATATGCAGATTAGGACGAAAATATATTTTATTCCTTTTCTCAAATAATTTTTCCACATATAATATTCCCCTTCACTCAATGTTATTTCCCAACACTTACTATAATTTACTTGTCATATTTTGAGCAATGATAACTTTACTTCAATAAAGTATGATTTAACTACCCATGTTTTGGGTAGGAGGGCGACATCATGAGATTACTAACAGTAAGAATGCATGACAGAGTTGGTGATGATAACGATTTTGTAGAACTCGACGTTGACGATATTGATTACATCAACATTTGGTATCGCACTAAAAGTTCCACTGGAGTACCGGCGTTCCATACTTTTTATGGATCTTTCATTTGTCTTTGTAATCTAGCTGATTTAAGCAAGGCGCTTAAGTCGTTTGGATTTGAGTCTGCGGATCAGTCAACTATCATAAATACAAAACGCGTGCAAGAAGTAAAGTCTGTTGATAATAATGGTTCAGTGATTAAATTCATCAGTGGCGCTCAAGTCAAGATACGTAAGCAGATTTAAGATATGATTGTCAACCCCTCCACGGTTGTTGGACGGGTACAATCGTTCGACTACGTTCGACAGCGTTTTCAATATCAAAGTGTTATATTAACAGCATAAATTATTTACAAAGTAGGTGATTTCATTCACAATATGTATATACGGAATTGTGAGTACCAATTAAGTGGTACTCTTACCCGAGAGCGGCTAAGCCACTCCGCTATCGCCATTCCCATTTAAAAAGATCATCAAGCGAACATTCGAGATAGTAAGCAAGGATTGCGGCGCGTTGTATCGAGATATTATCCATTCTCAAGTGCACGATATCCGATACACGCTGCTTACTAATTCCAGACATTTCTGCGAGCCATTGTTGGTTCTTACCGATCTTTTTTAGTAAATAAGGAATACGACAGCTGACGGGTACATAATCCATCATACTGCCACCTTATATTTTTTTAAATAAAAAACAGAACAAGTGTTCTTTCGTTACCAGTGATGTGGTAATATTAACAGATCATCGCTGTAAAAACTCTAAGGGGTTGTTTAAATGGACGAACTGTCTAAAAGATTGGCTGGTTTAATAATAGAGAAGAAAGTGCTGCATGTCGCTGATGACGAACTCATTGATTTTTTTTACTCACGCTCATTTTCATCTTCGCAAGATGCTGAACTAATTCTCTTACAGCCGACTCAACAACAGGATCGTCCCGTAAATCAACCTTAAATTCTGCTTCCGCCTCTTTAATGATCCTAACCATAACATCTTCCGGGAGCGTGTATTCGCTCTCTTTTTTCTCCCTACCTTTTAGCCAATCTAGTGAAACATCGTATAAATCAGCTAGTTTAGCCAATGTATCTGAATCTGGATCTCTGTAATTTCTCTCATATCCTGAGATAGCTCCGTTTGTAGCTCCAAATTTATCCGCTACTTCTTGTTGTGTTAATCTCTTATTTTTTCTTGCTTGCTTTAATCGTGCTCCTAAATCACTCATCGTGATCCTCCTCTCAACTATTAATATACCAATACTGAGCGTAACGCATAACAAAATAAGCGATAAGCAGAAAAATGTCTTGACTAAGCGTTTTGTGTATATTATATTTAACTCACAAGTTAAGCGTAACGCTTAGTTAAACGGAGGTGAAAACATGAATTATGTAATCAAAAACATTGAAATCATTAGAAAAAGTCGCGGTGTTACTAAGACGCATATTGGATCTCAATGCAACAAGACAGGCGCTTGGTACGGCGACATTGTAAAGGGACGCAGAAGAGTATACCTAAATGATCTATTGCTTATTGCTACAGCATTAAATGTGGATGTTGCTATTTTTTTTGACAAGCAACTAAGCGATACGCTTAATTTTAAAAAATCAGCCTAAGGAGTGATTATGTATGAACCAACTTCAAAAATTCATGTACGTTCACCAGGAAGTGAGAAGCGCAGTTGTTAATGGTGAACCATGGTTTGTAGCAAAAGATGTCTGTGATGTTCTGGAAATATCCAACAGCCGTGATGCTTTAAACAGACTTGATGAAGATGAAAAGGATGTAGTTTCAACCGACACCCTTGGCGGAAAGCAGAATGTTTCAATAGTCAACGAATCCGGCCTATACTCCCTAATCCTCGGCAGCCGCAAACCGGAAGCCAAACAGTTCAAACGCTGGATCACACACGAAGTCATCCCAAGCATCCGGCAGCATGGGGCATACATGACTCCAAGCACGATAGAAAAAGTACTCACTGATCCTGACTTCATCATCAAGATGGCGAACCAGATGAAAACGGAGCAAGAGAAAAATCGGCTGCTCCAACAGAAGATTGATGCTGATAAGCCAAAAGTACACTTTGCTGAATCCGTAGAAATCTCGAAAGACTCTATCCTGGTGGCTGACCTCGCTAAGCTGTTGAGACAAAAAGGCGTAGAGATCGGTGAGCACCGGCTGTACAAATGGATGCGCGAAGAAGGTTATCTGATCAAGTCGGGTTCTGAGTATAACAGACCTACGCAACGTTCAATGGAGCTTGGATTGTTCGAAGTAAAAACAGGGCATCGAGGTAGCTCAGACGGAACGATTAAACTCACATACACCTCCAAGGTAACCGGCAAGGGTCAAATTTACTTCATTAATAAGTTTTTGAAGGCAGCATAGAACCAGTATCAATTATATACCAGTACAAATGAGCTTAAAAGGATAATACTCCCAAGGAGGTACACCATGGCGAAAGCGATAACACTGGATGACATGCCTCAGGTGATAACTGCCCAGCACATTGCTGATTACCTTGTATTGGCCCGAAACACCGTCTACGAGTTGTACGATACACCGATTGAAATGGGAGGAATTCCGAACATGAGGATCGGAAACTCTCGCCGCACTCTTAAAAAAGACTTCATTGAATGGATGGAACTTAAGAAACAGGAGCAGAAGGATGAAATGGATCAGCGCTATGCCTACATCAGAGGCGAGAGAAAAGGAGTGAAACAAGTTGGCTAAGAAAATAGAGGATCTGCCTAAACTGACGTTGGTGATACCCATCAAGCGACCGGACAAGCCCAAGCACAAACTGACGCACATCTTCACGCCAACGTGCGGTATGTGCAGCAGAGAGGCCGAGTACGAGGTGTACGACACCTTACAACCGCATTGTGAACGTCACATGCTGGAAGCAATGGACAGCAAGATTAAGCCGTTCGTGCGGCCTTTGGGAGGGTTTGACGATGCAAGCTAAGTATCCGCCGCCGCCACCTAGTATTGAGTGGTACATCGAAACAACGTGCGGTCGTCTACTTTCGTGGTCTGCGGTTGACCTGGATAGTCTGTTTATCCGGCTGCATGAGAAGAACTTCAAAGCTAGGAAAGTCATGACATGGGCAGAACATGAAGCACTGATGGCTGAACTGGAAGAGGCAAAAGAGTATTTGAAACGCGAAGAGGAAAGAGAGCTGAAAGAAACTGCTTAAGACGGTACTGGACATAATCGAACATTACGGGAAGGAGCAAAAGGAGGATGATACCACAGGACCGGAGCCTATACCTGGAACTAGCGAAGCAGAGGCCGAACGATAAACGCTGGGTGAGGACGTGCTTTAAGAACTACGCAAGGGTGCTAAAAAGAGAATGGGCAGCCGTTGGAGGGCCACCCATGTCAGTTGCATATTAAATAACTTACGAAAATTATAACCCAGAAAGGGATGTTAATCAATGTTAGATCAGGACAATGCAAGCGATTATATGCCATCAGTAGCAGTTTCGAACCGGAGTGTTACCGCAGATTCTATGGTCGGCCGTCAGATGCAGGAGGTTAAGGCCATGGTGTTCATGGCGAAGCAGTTTCCCCGGGACATCGCCGGATCGTACCAGCGTATCATGACGGCCTGTGAGCGCCGCCTATTGGCTGAGAATGCAGCATACCAGTATCCGCGTGGATCTGAGAAGGTGTCAGGTCCATCTATCCGGCTGGCTGAGGTTATCGCCCAGAATTGGGGGAATATCGACTTTGGCGTAGTGGAATTGGAGCAGAAATCCGGTGAATCTACGGCCATGTCGTACTGCTGGGACCTTGAAACCAATGTCCGGCAGACAAAAATCTTCACCGTCAAGCATGAGCGTCATACAAAAAAGGGTGTAAATAAGCTCACGGACCCGCGGGATATTTATGAAATGGTTGCGAATCAAGGCGCTCGTCGGTTGAGAGCTTGCATCCTTGGAGTTATCCCGGGTGACATCGTAGACAAGGCCCTACAGAAATGTCAGCAGACACTGATCGGAAACAATAAGGAACCTTTGATCGACCGACTGACAGTGGTCCTGGCTCAGTATGACAAGGAGTTCAGTGTATCCAAGGAAATGATCGAGAAATACTTCGGATATAGCTTGACTGCCTTTACAGAGCATGATCTCGTACAGCTCAAGAAGATTGGGCTGTCTATCCGGGACGGGATGTCCAAACGTGAGGATTACTTTGATATCAAGAAGACTGAAGCGAAGGAATCGGCGTCCAAGACGGTTGACGACTTCGAGGAATATCTAAAATCTACTCAAAAGGACGGCGGTACAGATGATCCTAACCAGTCAGAACTACCACTCGATTGAAGCAAACCTGTATTACATGAGCAACAGCCAGTTCAAAAGCTTCGAGGAGTGCGAGGCTAAAGTGATGGCTGAATTATCCGGGGCGTTTATCGCCCCTTCCAATGATAATTTTTTGCTAGGTTCATATGTTCATGCCTATGTAGAGGGGACTTTGGACCAGTTCAAGGAGTCCACACCGGAGTTATTCACCAACAAAGGGCAACTTTACTCCAAATATGAGGTTGGCGATGCCATGATCCAGACCATCAAGAACGATGAATTCATCCGGTTTGTGCTGCAAGGCGACAAGGAACTGATCATGACGGCCGAACTATTCGGGGTTCCTTGGAAGGTGAAACTTGATGTGCTGAACCAGCAGCGCGGCAGAATCGTTGATCTGAAGACAGTTAAGGGACTGCGAGAAAGATACTGGAACAAGGAATACGGCGCTTGGGAATCCTTCATCGAGCATTACAAATATATCCGACAGATGGCTATCTATGCGGAAGTAGAAAGGGTAGTCAACGGCCGCGAGAACTGGCTGGAACCCCTGATCGTTGCTGTTTCGAAGGAATCCGTACCAGACAAGGAGGTAATCGGATTCGATGCGGAACGGTTGAAAATTGAACTGGATGAAGTTGCTGAGAAGATCGGCCACATCATGGAGGTTAAACGTGGTCTGGTCGCTCCGCGGCATTGCGGACACTGCGCATACTGTAAGCAAATCAAAAAACTGCGGTCAATTACCCATTACAGCGATTTAGCAGTTTAGGAGGTGTGACCATGCGAAAGAAGCCAAAGAAGCAGCCGGCCCCATGGAGGGTCGGCATACTTGACCACCACAATCGCGGCAGCATGAAACGTGGTGACGCTACTAAGGTTACGGCAGATGTGCGCGAGGAAGTAAACAGGCGCTCCAAGGAGTTGCTTAATAGCGAAGTTCCGCGCTGTGAGAAATGCGGAACCACGAAGAACCTCAGCAAAGCTCACATCGTAAACGCCTCTCAGGGCGGTCCTGGAGGCGATCCATCCAACATTATGAATCTCTGCGGAACTCATGGTTTGATTGGTACTTGTCATCATTGGGCGGACAGTACACTTCCCGGCCGTAGGTGGAAGAAACAATACGGCGCCATGCTGCAATTCTACTACAGCGAGGGTAACGGTAAAAACTTCTGGTCCTACAAGGAGGAAGCATGAACCTTTTCTACCAATTCGTCACTAAAGACTCGGGGAGGGATGACAACGTGGATCGAAAAGAACGCTTGAACAGCGATATTTCAGACTATGACAAGGCCATTGGGATTTACCAAGAGGTATTGGATTACGCCACAAAGCATAATAACCCCGGCGACATCGAATTCTACGGACACATGATAGATTTCATGCGCAGTAAAAAAGATGAAGCCGATGCTGAGCTGCAGCAGTTAAAGAGTGCTTAGTCCGGGATATATTCCAGGAGGTCTCCAAGGTCACACTCGAAGAACTTACAAAGGGTGTTGAGCGTGTTGAACTCAATGCCCTTAGCTTCACCATTATACAGTTTGGTTAGAGACAACCGGCTGAGCTTAGTTTCTTCTGACAACTGCCGGATACTTTTAATTTTCTTGGTACCCATCTGAATGTGAAGTTTGGTATTAATCATCATTTACACCTGCCGTGTGGAATTTTACTACTTTATCCTACTTTGTACTATAACGGACTAATTGCCATACAGTAAAATAATTCAACAGAATGGTATTAAAGTAGTTGCCAAACGGTAGTTAGTAAGTTACAATTAAGTTAGTTATTAAACGGAATGAGCAAAGGAGGAATACCTGTGAATGAAAACACCTTAGAGGTTAAGACGTTTCCTTTAAAACTACAGACAGGATTCAGCGAAGTTGTTTCCAAGGCTGCAAAGCAAACGCCTTACAGCAAACATGATTGGGTAGTTCAGGCTATCAAGGAGAAACTTGAACGCGATCAGGCGGTGTAAACATGTCAGGAGCGTTCCAAACAAGCCGGGAGTTATTCGACAATCCAATTTGGAAAAACATCGTAGAGTTCAGACTTTTCTTCCTCATATATGGAAGAGCCGTTTTTTCTGAGGACGGTGTTAGACTAGCAGACGATTTAATTCTAAAGCGTGGTGAGTGGTGCCGATCTACCCGTAAGTTACAAGAAGATTTGCAGTACATCGAGAACCGTCAAGTTAAAACATATTCCACATCTGTGATAAATCGTTGCATTAAGAGGTTAGAGAAGTCGCAGAGGATATGCACGAGAATACATGAACTTGGAACAGTCTTCACAGTGGTGAATTACGAGCAATATCAAGGGTTTGAAGGATACAAGAAAACTAACTTGGAACAGGACTTGGAACAGTCGGGGAACATTCGGGGAACAGTGGAGGAACAGTCGGGGAACAATAATAAGAAAGAGAATAAAGAGAAAAAGGTAAAGAAAGATAAAAAAGATATTATACCTAAAATTAACTTTGCTGAATTCGTATCAATGACTCAAGAAGAATATGACAAGCTTCTCGAAGCGCACGGACAGGACAAGCTTAACCGGATCATAGAAACCCTGGACAACTACAAAGGAGCTAACAACAAGAAGTATGCCAGCGACTACCGGGCTATCTTAACCTGGGTGATTAAGCGAGTCGAGGAAGACAGTACCCGCCAATCGCAGCCGCCAAGACAACAGAAGCAATGGACATCTGGAACATCGGGAAAACCGAAGATTGAAATTTACAAAGAACCAGAGCACCTGGAAACTCCTTCAGACGAAGAATGGCAGAGGTCGCTTGAACGTGCAAGAAGGATCAAAGAGGAAAAATTGGGGAACAAGCCGGCATAACAAGGGAGGAAACAGGGATGGGAAAATTCAAGCCAGTAAGCAGAATAGACGAGCGAATGTCTGATATATCCATAACCATCGACAAAGAGAAACGCATCTGCCTAAATGCTAACTTCAAACGAAAACTTGGCATCGAAAAGAAAGGAACGCTATACCTGTTTTACGATGAAGAAGACCAGCGGATCGGAGTATCCAAGCAATGCAAGGATAGTAGCGTACAGCCGTTCAACTTTGATGATAGAGGATACACAAGCGCTAGGGGCTTCCTCAGCTGGTGTGAGTTCAATGTTGAGCAAGGAGCGATCAAACTAATCTTTGACGGCATGGAAGGAGAAATATACGGATTCCGTATACCAGGACGCAAGTCTATGACATTGCAGCAGGAGAAGAACGGTAATTTATAACGCGTATAGCTAATACAAGCCCCACACAGACGTTATAACCGCAAGGACAGGCACAAGTTAGGGTTGCGCTATTGAATCGCTCTACGGGGCTTACAGAAGGTGAGAGGGTGAAGGGAATGTATGAAAAAGTGAAACTGACAAAAGCGCAGTCTGAAGCGATTGACTCTGTGTATGCCGCCCAGCATTGGTCACCACAAGAGTTCATAGCACAGCATGCCGTAAATTCAAACCAATGGGTAAAACCGTGTGACGTTCTTAATGAGATGGAGCTTGATACCCTAATCCGAGCTTTCTACATCGGATATGAAGTTCAAATGAGCCCGGAAGAAGGCATAAAGGATTACTACGATTCTTTAAACAGATATGACAAATGCGAGGAAGCTGAAGTTGTTAAAAAAACATTGAACATATTAAAAATTAAAATAAAAGGGGTTAACTAGTGATGGTATACAATCCTGACTTACATTACTGTTGCGTTTGCAAAGAGTACCTTGGACCAGATAATGGTGATGGAATCTGCCCTGAATGTGACGTTTAAGAAGATGAGCAAGAAAGAACGAAATTTGAGTGCAGTCATTGCGATGATAAAAAGTATTTACGACTTGAAGGCACAAACATTCTTGTGCCATGCCTGAAATGTAATCCTAACGGAAAAATGCAGGTTGTTGATCTGGAAAACTGGACACCAGAAGAGGAAGAGGTGTAGTTAATGGGAGTATACGATGAACGGACAGAGAGTTGTCCATATTGCGGTGCTGAATGTGAGTGTGATTGGGTGGATGTTGGAGTCGGATTGGTGCAGTGCGGTCCATACCATTGCGATTGTGGAGCTAGTGAAATAGGACCGGAATTCAGAGAATGGACCGTTAAAGATGAAAAAGGCCATACAGTTTTCGATAATCATCGCCACGTTATGAAACAAGGACATCCCTTCAGTGAAAAAGAACTTGAAACGAACTGGTACGATCCAAACAAAAGGACTATATCTCCGTATGCGAACACTATCGGCGGGGTGCTTGTGGATCACAAAACAGCTAAAATGGCCTACGATATGGGATTGCTGGACGAAAAGGTTTTGCCACAGGCCCCCGAATCGACCGAATCAGCTCAACGAAGTGAAGGCCGTAAAGGGTCTGGGGGTTCCCATGAATAAACTAACAGAGACGGACAAGGCAAAAGAATACTTGGAATTATGCCAAAGAAGGATGGTATATGACGAATCAACTCACATCATAGGTAGCCTCCTATCTCTCCTAGAAGAAAAGGACAAAGCCCTAGCGTTCTACGCAGACGAAGAAAATTACAAGCAAGAGATGGGTTATCATGACTTGGACAATAAATCTGTCTTTTATTTCGAACCACCAGCAGTCATGGATGACAGTGGATTGATCGCCCGTAAC